AGCGGACTCTTAATCCGTAGGTCGAGTGTTCGAGTCACTCAGGGCCCACCACCAACACTAGGAACTGCGCGGTTCTCGCGCTATTTCTTGAGGAGCACTGTTCCGCAATCCCAGAACGTGTTCCGCAAAACGAAAACCTCCCATCGAAAGATCGGGAGGTTTTTTCTTTTCCGCATCACCCATCGATCCTCGCGCACACGGAAACAAGCATCACCGATGGTGAGCTTCGAGGGCATGCGGCTACGATGGCAGTCCATCCTCATGTCGAGACTCATGGCCGCCACCGAGAAGCGCCTTCCCCGCGACACGTTCACCAGAAAACTTCGCCGCATGTGCGAGCGCCTAGACTCCTGTAGCACGCAGGAGCTTTCGTTCAAGCACTGGTACTTCGACCGAATGGAGTCGGCGACCTGCACTGTCATCAGCCTATGGGTTGTCGGCTCGTATGCCAGGGGCGCGCTTGAATGCGGCGATCTAGATGTTGTGGTCAACATCAACGTCAAGGGGAGCGAACCAACTCAGCGGCTGATGATGCGGGCCTTCTTTGGGGCACCAGCCTACGTCCGCTGCTATTCGGGCACCCCAGAAAAGAACTCCTCTGGAATCGCGCTTCCGAACGCGGTGAGTATTTGGACCGGACCTGGCTGCGATTGGCGCAAAGCGATAGCCTCGATTTCCTCGGACCCATCCGCTGGCCGCGCCAAGCGACCAATCGACGCAATTCCCTTTCGGACAGAACAACTTGGCACCTACGTCGATCGAATGGAGGAAGTGCTCAGGCTCCGCCGCAAGGGGCTGATCGAGTGGAGCTTCATCCCTTTCGACGAAAAATTGCTTGCGCCAATAGAACCTGGCGGCTTTCTTGAGTCCGAAGCCCACGTCGAACGGTTCATCGAGCATGAGCTCGCTGGGAGAGGCATCCTGCGGCTGCTCCATCCCCTGACCAAGCTGATGCGCAAGCTCGAACCCGGCGGATCTTGGCATTCAGCCCATGGCGCTCGGACTAAGATTTGGTGCGGCGGGACACTGCTCTACCTTGGGAAACCAGGCCTACCGATTCACCGCCTCGACGGCAACGCCAAGCTTCAACAGATCGGCCTCGCCCCACATCTCAGCAGCCGCGGCCCAAACGGACTATGGCTCATCCGCCGAGGCCGCAATCATGCCGACATGATCGCACTCGCGGAGGTTCGAGCCTTCTACTTGGCCTCAGGAGGCTGGCCGAGCATCATCCACTGGAATCACTTCGAAGATGGTAGAAGACACGCGGGCAAGGTGCTAGAGCTCTTTCGGACCTACGAGAAAGCGATTGAGGGTGCAAAGCAGTGGAGAAAACTCGCAACCATGGAAGGCGAAGTCGAAGAATTCGATCCCAACGAAGTGCGTGGCGCCGATCTGCTTTACCTAACATCGCTCTGCGATGTTATTGAAGTTGGTCGCACCGAGATAGCGGTGAGCCATACCGGGCGACTCCTAACCGGCCAGGACGAAATCTCCACCATCGCGGACATTGCCGCATTGCTGTCGAACGCCCCGAAACGAACTTCCGCTTAGCTAAGCGGGCACGCGCAGCCCATAGGCACTCAGGCGCAGATCGGACGGAAATAGCCCTTGATACGAGCCTTTTCCCTCACTGCAATTTGAATGTGACTGCGGTCGTCGAACCCTGAACCGGGAAAGGCCGGACCACCTTCACTGAAAGCAGCTCGAACCGTGTCATAGGGGGGGAGCGCCTTCTCTGCGGTCTTTCTAGACTCGTGAAGCGCTTCGATCACCGCGCGATCCAGGCTGCGAAAGAAGCCGTTTCCGGTGTTCTTCGGCAACTCGGCACCGACCTTCTCAAAGGCCTTCACTAGGATTTGATGCGCCACCTTCACTTCCTCGACGCCTACGCGAGAGGTCATATTGAGGCAGTGCCCCAACTCAATCACAGCACCAACGACGAACGGACTCTTGATCTTCCCCTTCGAGAGCCGAGGATTGTCCTTGGCAGCGACAGCCCACTCCATTGCACGCAGCGGATCGTTTTCCCAGAAGTAGATGCCCTCGCCTAGCCAGTCGTACTTGTTCACGCTGGTCGCGAGATGCGGCAACTTGCCGCTCAGCACATCTTCGCCCACAGACTCGTCACAGCCGTGAAAACCCAGCACCATGCTGGGCAGGCGCTGGTAGTTGCTGTAGTCGGGAAATGACGGCTGCTCAGCCGCCATAGACCTTCGTCAAGCGTCCTTTGGGGGTGACGATGCCAGCACGATGAAGGAAATCCAACGCGTCAGCCTTGGACTTCGTAACCTTCTTCTCGAGGTGCTCAACCGACTTTTTCATTTCCGGATCAGCCAAAGTGACTGTCCGCCCGGCCGTCGCAACAACATGCACCCAGCCAGCGTCCACCGCGGGAGCACGAGTGGCGCGCACTTGGGCAACCCCCTTGCGAGCGATCGGTTTCGTCATTTTGGATCTGAGTGGGTTGCGAAACACATTTCAGTGCCTCGAAATTAACGATGTAATTCTGCCGGATTCGGTATTGCCGCACCAGAGGAAAAAGTATCACTACATGATACTTGCAATTTTAACTAAAGCTCCGAGTATTTTACCTGCGAACTTTTTCCATCTCGGCGCGCCATCCGCCCACGCCGTTTCCTTGTCCAAGCTTGCAGGGGCATCGGGGCTCATCGTTCACGTCTTGAACACCAGCCAACAACCAGGCAAGCCACCATGGCAACCCCCTGATCCTTCTGCCAGTTGCGTCACCGACTGTCGCCGCGGAGCATGACCACGAACTCAACGGCGGAGCACTGACATGTCTTCTGTGGAACTGGGCGACTTCTTCGAGTCTGGTGGCTACTTCGTCCACGTCGCGACGGCCTTTCTAGATGGCGTGTGGCTATCGTGGGCAGAGTTCAAGCTGGACATGGAGTACAGCGACCTCTGTGTTCAGGTGCCTGTCTATCGGCACTGGGTGCCGGAGCTCTTCTCTTCCAAGGCGGCCGCTGTTGCAAGCGGGCTCAGCTACGCGCATCAGGCAATCGAGACGAACACTGTCATCGTCCCGCAGCCCCAGCAGTCGTCGGAGAGCCAGAACACCTCGCTGCACTAGTCTCTGGCTCGGCGTCCTTCCGGCCGAGCGGTTCGTTCATACGCGCCCGCAAGGCCACAGGCCAGCCTTGCGCATAAGCAGCACGAAGGCCTGATAGGTTTCCGGTTCAGGCGCCCCGGCAGGAAAGAGAGCATGGCGGTCTGCATTGCAGCGCTTGCATGCGGCGACGATGTTGCCCCGGGTGTCGCCGCCGCCGTCCATACGCGCCACCAGGTGCTCGGCGGTGGCGTCACGGCCCATGCGTTGGAGGCAGTAGAAGCAGAGACCGCCCTGAGCAGCGCATGCCCTGCGGCGAAGATATTGAAGCTTGAGATTGGATTCTGGCATTGGGAACTCCTAAGGTTGAACTTTGGAAGTCCCCGGTTGCATGAGCTGCAGTGCGGGCGCCGGGCTGAGCGCTTTCGGCGGGTGCGTTCACGAAACGCACGGTCGGGCACGGACCCGAGCGAGCGGATTCTATGGCTGCAGCCGGGCCGCAACAACCCTGGATGGCCACACTTGGCCGACCGACGAGTTCTCGCGCGTTGAGTGCGCGGGCAACGTCCGCGCGCAGAAGTTCGTGCGGTCACTGACCCGACCTATTTAACGGAAGACGGTCGTTGAACCTTGCAGTCAAGCAGGTCCCGTTGTCGATATTGCTGCAATGTTTCGCCGGGCGAGCGCGGCGGACGCAACTCACATCGAAGGTCGAGCTCACTCCACGCCCAGCCCATGCCAGAAGCCATGAACCGCTTTATCTGCCCCCCGTCTCGGACTTCGAACCAGTATGAATAGCGTGGATCACCAACGGGACTGGGGCGGTCGGGTGGCAGCACTCCTCCGGTCTGTTGAAAAGAAAACTCGCCGCGCTGGTTCGTCCTGATACGTATCGGAGACGCGCAAGCGGCTGCGGCCCCCTGCCCTCGCTGTGACCTCAACCCATCCTCGCAGCTAAATATTGGCTTGGCCACTACCGGCTTGCCTCGTAAAGTGATGACCCCCTGGATCGTGGTTTGGACTGGCCGCGGCACTTCTGCAGCGAATGAAAGCGCCGATGTGCAGCACACCGCAGCAGAAAGAAAAGCCGTCGTGGATCTCATCGGCCCATTGTCCGCTGGTGGAGCATCTGAAAAGACAAAATCCCCCGCCCCGGCCGAAGCCAGAACGGGGGTATGGGTTTGAGAGCGTCATCCGGCAGGAGGAGGCTGCCCGCGGGTACTGTAGGCATCGGCGCGACACGAGCTGTACGCCGCGCTCATCGTCTCGATCTCCTTCAGGGCGTCTGCAAGGCGTCCAGCACCAGCTTTCGAAAGTACCCCACTGGCCGCGCCGGCGTCTTCTGCACCAGCTCCGGCGGAGGTCGCTGCCTCACCTGGGGTGCTTCGACCACCGCTCCTGGCATCACGGGAGCAGTTGCGCACGCGGACAACGACAGGAGCGCTGCGCTGGCGCTGATCGTCAGCAGTGATCTGGGTGACAGCTTTTTCATCGGTCTCTTTCTGCGCCTCGGCGCGTTTGTCGAGCTCGGCCTGCTTGGCGTCGCGTTCCTTGGTGCGCTGGTCGAGCAGTCGCTGCGCCGCGGTGTTTGTGGCCACCACGGCAGCGTTCTGGATCTGCAGCGCAAGACCAGCGGTCTTGGCCAGCGCGCGGTAGTGCCAGGTCGCAAGGCCCAACACCGCCGCAAGCACCGCGAGCACGTAGATGACTGGCGTCTTGAGATCCGGCAGCATCACAGCTCACCGCCGCAGGTCTGCGCCTCGTCGGCGCGACGGTTAGCCAAGCCCTGCACGAAGGTGCATTGCCGCTTCCCGCCCACAGTCTTGCAGGTGTACGACCACACCAGCGTCCCGTCGTCGCCGCGCGCGATGCGCTGGCAGCCCAGTGCCCACTGGCCGCGGTTCCAGGCCGCCATGGCCCCGCTGCCGCACGTCGCCGCGGGCCCTAGGTTCCAGGCATGCGATGTCGCCATGTCGAACACCATCTGCGACGGCGCCCGCTTGAAGCATGGGGCGAGGCGCTGCTGCACCGCGACGACAGCGGCGCGCTCCTCGGTCTCACACTTCTCGTCGGTCCAGCGCTCGCCCACGATGATCGGTGTCGAGGTGACATGGCGTGTCAGGCCATTGCAGACTGTGGGCAGGTCTCCGGCCAGGCGGTCGGCGTAGACCACCAGCACGCGAGCCTTACCGCTTTCCCACTTCTGCAGGAAGCCCATCAGGAACGGGCGGCCCGCCACCAGCGTGGTGCCTGCGACCACGATAGTGCCGATGATCTTGGTCTTGGCGCTCATTTCAGAGGCGTCCCGCTCTTGAAGGCCGCCCAGGTCGCCGCGATCGCGCCGCCGATGGTCGCTATGTAGCTGAAGGGCTTTGCCATCTTCCCGATCCACGCAGCGGCGCGCGCGAACTCGACGAGGTCGGCGGTGTCTCGTGCGACCTGAGCGGTCAGCGCAGTGTTCTCGGCCACGCTCTGTTCGAGGCGCCCCATGCGGGCGTCTCCATCATCGAGGCGCTTGTTCACGACCTCCAGCAGTTCGCCGGGCAGAGTTTCTTGAGTCATTGGAGCCTTTCAGGCAAAAGAAAACCCGCCGAAGCGGGTTGATGGATGAGCAGCGCCGGATCAAGTCGGCCATCCGGCAGCAATGTCGTAGCCTGCCAGACCATCTCGATCACTTGCCGCGAACAACGCATCGATGGCTGCGCAGTGCACGCTCTCCGCGCTGTAGAAAGCCTCGCGTCTGCGCATGAGCGCGCCGTAAGCGTCTTCGAGCTCCAGCGCGGTGAAGTGGCGCCAGGAGGTGCCTAGCTGGATGTCGATTTCGGTGATGCCCAACACCGAATGCCCCAGAGCGATAGGAGAAATCCTCTGCAGATCAGTGTCATACGGGGCGAACACCGTCGCGTCGGCAAGCACCACGCCGGCCGTGAGCGCGGCATTGCGCCTCACCGCAGCCTGACTTTTCAGAGCCATGACCAACTGAGACAGCGGCGGCGGCGGTGCCACCTGCGTCAGTGCCCCATCGACCACCCACCACCCAGAGGGCCACGTGTACGGGTCGAATGCGCTAGGCAAACTCTCGTCTTCCAGCTCCAGGCGAGCCTGTCCGTCGCCCACTTCAGGGTAGCCATAGATGTCCGTGTCCTGCCACTGGATGACAGCCTTGTCTTCGATGTTGTAGAGCGCGTATCTCACGTTGATCACCATTCGAGAATGAGAATGCCCGGAGAACCCGCTCCGCCGGAATTGCCTGTGGTTGACGAAGGCGACGCATTTGCCGCATAGGCACCGCCAGCACCGCCGCCGCCGGCACCGAATCCACCGGCGCTTCCACCTGCGATCGTTACCCCTCCGCCGAGGGCTCCTCGCCCACCAGCGCCTCCGCCCCCAAATGCACCACTGCCTCCGGTTCCTCCAGTGGCACCGACGCCTTGCCCCGTTACGTCGCCACCATAGGCTCCGCTTGGGAAGCCACCTCCACCCGCCGGGCCACCGATCGTGTTGGGGTATGCAGTAGCGATGCTTTTTGCGCCACCAGCGCCCTGCGAAAGATTCAGAAGCGCACCAGACGTCCCAAACTGGGTATTGCCGCCAGGGGAACCATCTGTATTTATCGCGCCTCCATTTCCACCTGTCGCGATAACGATCGGGTACGTGGTGCCGGGAACCACGGCGATGGGGACTCTGTATGCAGTTTGGCCGGCACCGCCGCCGGCAGCTCCCGTGAAAAGAGTGGCCGCTCCGACGGTCTGGCCGCCGCCGCCGCCGCCACCACCTGCGCAACCTGATGCATAGACCGTTGTGACCCCAGCAGGACAAGTCCAACTTCCGTTGGCAGTGAATCGGGCATAGCCCTTCTGACCTTGCTGGAGGGCATGACCGGATGCGCTGGCCGGCGCGATTTGCAGGGCGGCACCGGTGCACTCGATCAGCACCCATTTGCTGATCGTTGCGTCCCAGACGACGAGACACTTCCCGTTTGCAACGATCTCGCCGCCTTGCAGGGCCGCATTGGCCGCCCCGACAAGAGGCTGGGCGCCCAGGCCATTCACGTTGAGCGTGGTCGCGCCAGTGTTCGCAGCTTTCGCCTTGAACCACAACACCATGTTGTCGGAGAGTGCCGTGACGGCAGGCGTCAGATTCACCACACAGGCATTCGCGGCTCCTGTGTCCGTTCCGATGGAGACTCCAGCCAGCCGCAGTGCCGCGATGAAGTTGGCTTCAAGAGTGGCAATCGTGCCGTCATCGACAGCGTTGGCGCCCGTCGTGTCCACGATGAACTGCGCAACAACTGCGGCCATGATCGAAGACTGCCGCCAGGTCTTATTGAGCTGCGCGCTCTGTGCGACACCAGCCTGGTATCCAGTAGACACCGCGGCAAGTGCAGCATAGGCAGCCTGCGAGAGCACGTTTGCACCGCCCGCCGTAGCGAACGGGAGGAAGTCGTTTGTTCCAGCCATGGGATTCCTGTGGAAAGTGGAGACGAAGAAAAACCCGCCGATCTCGCGAAGGGCGGCTTGAAGAGGAGTGCGGGAGGTCTAGAGCGGGATGGCCCAGACGCCTGTATCGAAGCCGGCGATGCTCGCGTTCTGGATGTCGAACCCGAACAGCGGTGCGTTGTCCACCGAGGGCTTGTAGTAGTTCACGCCGACAGCCTCAGGCTTGAGCAGGAAATAGCCGTTCTTGATCAACGCCAGGAGAACCGCAGGCGGAGGCGTACCCGTCAGGTACACGCTCATGGTCATGTCCTGGTTGTCGGTGGCGAAGACCGTGATGCCAGTGCCAGCGAAGATCCGCGACACGATGGCCAGGAAGCTCGGCATCGTGCTGTCCCAGTGGTTCGCAGCGATCTTGATCCTTAGCATCGTGCGGAACGTCTCGTCGTCCAACACCGTCAAGCCTTGGCTCGAATCGAACGGCCCCTTCCAACTTCCCTGGTCGAAGCCGAGGCCCGGCGTGTCCAAGGAGAAGTAGACGTTCAGCGGCGTGCTGACAATCCGCGAGAGGCCGATCCACAGCGCATCAATGTCGAGTTGGGCGCCGACCGCATCATCCAAATCAAAGGCGGCCGGCATGGACTTGGCCACGTCATAGGCGTCCGAAAAACACTGCGCGACGGCCTCGACCATCGCCATGAATTTCGGCTTGTCGTTGTGCTCGCTGGTGATCCGCGCGAGGTATTTATCGACTGTTGCCATGTCAAGTGACCGTGAGGACAACGCTGGCCGGGGTGCAGGTCGCCTTCTGGTTGAATGCCAGTGGCACGTCGGGGGTGCCCGCACCGCTCGGCCCAGTCAAGGTCAGCGCGGTGATCTTGAAGGTTGCTCCGCTGGAAACTGACTTGCCAGCCGTGATACTGGAATCCCATTCCACCGCCTTGGCCGGGCCGCCACCGCTGGGCACGCTGTTGATGTAGTCCGACACCGCCTGTTGGATCTGCGCGCCGGCAGCCGTGGTGTAGCCAGCCAGGGCCTTCACCGCGACGGCGACCGTGATCGGTGCGGGCGTGGGCACGAAGTACCGGTAGGTGTTCGTGATCCCGACCGAATCCGTAACGGATTGCGAGGTCGTGCCGTAGGTGTAGCCGCCCGGCGTCTTCTTCAGGGCAAGCGCGGTTGCGATGTCGATGGCTGCGCCACCCGTCACAACCAGTGCAATGGAGTGCTTGGGCAGCCCGTTGGCGTCCACCACATCGGTGTCGTTCTCATAGGCCACAACCTCTGTGACACCGGCAACGGCCTTCACCGCCCCCACGATACCAGCCAGCACCGTCTGGGATGGCAATGCCACACTGTCGCCCTGGCGCACTCGCAGGGTGGCGTCCTTCTCGACAGGAGCCCCGGGCGATGCCACTGAGGCGTTCGTGACCGTCTGCCAGCCGTAAGTCGGCGTCTGGATCTTCTGCACCGTGTTCACTGCTGCCGCGATGTTGCCGAGTTGCTGGCAAGTCGCAGTCACGATGATCGAACCGCTGGGCGGAATCGTCACAGTCGTTGGAAGGCTCCAGTTCACGTTGTTGATGTCGCCCACCACGCCGTTCGTGATCGTCGTGCCGGCCTGCCCAACCAGCGTCACGTTCACGGTGCTGTTCGTCGCGACAGCGCGCGCGATGCCGTTGATCTTGACATTGCTGGACAGGCCATTGCCCTGCGCAGTCGCCGGGCTGAAGCTGTTGTAGTCCGCAATGATCGCGTTGTTCACATCGTTCAGCGCATCGGCGATGACTCCGAGAAACTGGCCGTCCTGCGAGTCGTTATCTAGGTAAGTGTCCGCGCCGAAGATGGAGCGGTACTTCCCCTGCAGGTAGGTCAGGATCGACGCGAAGGACGGCGCGCTGATGCCGTTGGCGTCGATGGTTGGTGCGGTAGGAGATGCCATTACTGGGTGACCTGTATGGTTGCGGCGCCGTAGATGGTGTCCAGCGTTGCGGCGACTGAGAACTCTCGGGTGTCGCCGTCAAAGCGGCTGCTGTAGGCGGTGATCTGCTTCACGCCCGGGGTGCCGAGGATTCGCTGCTTGAGTGCTGCGTCCGGGTTCTTCCCCGGGAGTCGCTTGCCGAGAACCTTTTCGTTCCAGGGCGTGCCGTCTTTGGTGTCCACGAACCACTCAGCCAGCCAGAGCTTCAGGCGCGTCTCCACGGCCTGCGCCACGGTCTCGGGGCTGTTCACCAGGAAGGCATTCGGCCCCAGCACGTAGTCGCCGTTCGCGTCGAGCTTGCGGTATCTCATCAGCCCACCTGCCCGCCGTTGCCAGTGCCACCAGAGTTAACGTGGAAGTGGGTGTTGGTCATGTCCTTGCCGTTATAGGTGAACGTGCCGCCCACGTACTTCACGGTGTTGGTCGTGTAGTTCCAGGTCATGTTCGTGGAATTGATCGTGCCGCCCGACAGCGTGGTGACCGAACCCGGATAGCCCGTCAGGTTCACCGCCGGGGCGATCAGGTTGATCTGAACCGCGGACTGGATGTTGATGGCGCCCTGCGCGATCAGGGAGATGCTTCCTTGCGCCTGGGCCTTGATGTCGCCCTGTGCAGTGGCGTAGATGTGCCCTGTCGCCTCGGCCTCGATGTCGCCGCTAGTCTTCGTGTGCACCAGGTGGCTGTTTGGGTCGATCTCGACGAAAGCTTGGCCATCATCGCTGCGCAGCTGGACGGTAGACGTGCTCACGCTGGGCGAAAGGACGCGAGGCTGGGAGCGCGGGCCGACGAATACAAATCCGTCGGAAAGATCATGCATGCGCATGCGTACCTGCCCCTGCACGCCGCCTTGCTGCCACCACGAATCGATGCACCGTGCCGCGAAATGCATCAGGCACTCGTCGCCTGGCTTGATCGGGAATGTCAGGGTGCAGCCACCACCACTGGGGAAGATCACCGGGCAGTCCAGCAGCACAGGCAAGTTGATCGGCGACATGGTGCCGTCCGATCCACGCTGCTGTAGGCTGATCGACGGCTGCACGGTGCAAGTCATAGCCTGCGGGTCGAACGACTGGATGATGCCCGGCAGTGCCGTCCAGATTCCGCTTTGTGCAGCCCCCAGCGCAATGCGCATTGCCTCTTCCGGATTGTCTTGTCGCTCTCGTCTATCCATGAGTCCTCCTAGCCGTAGCGCTTGATGGCGTCCACGTAGGGCTGTCCGATCGTTGGTGTGAACCGTGAGACATCGAGCGGGATGTCTGCGTTGACGGCGAGGCAGATGATGTCCGTGTACCACTCGTTCGACCGCGTGTCGCCGCTGTGATTCGCGACCATGACGTAGTACAGACCGTCCGGGTTGATCGTGGTGCCGAACTTCCCAGCGTTCTCGCGCTCGAGGCTCTGCGTCAGATCGTTGCCCAGGCCATAGCGGTACTGCTGGATGCTGTTGTTGTTGAGCTGGACCGTCTGGCCTATCCTCACATTCGGATTCAGCAAACACTTCACGCGGATGCCGTTCTGGGTCTGCTCGGGCAACCCGATCATCCCGGTCGCCGAATTGATCTGCGGCACATCGCCCGGCTTGTAGGCGGTCAGCGGAATGAACTCGACCTTTCCATCCTGGATGCTCCAACTGCACTGCGTGTCTTTCGCCAGGTCGCGCAGCCGATCGCGCGCCATGCCGAAAAAGACCTGCCCCCCGCGGTGTGGGGTTGCCGGTCAGGTCTGGCACGTAGCCCTGCGTAACGCCGTGCGCCGCCATCACCTGGATGATCTTGCTGATCGCGTCTTTCGGCGTCGCGCCTGCCGCCAGCGAGAGCGCCGCAACACTGAAGTTGTACGCCGAATCCCCATCGGCTGCGGTGATGTCGATATAGGTGTCCGTCTGCGACTCGCGGCCATGGCGGACTTGCTTGATCGAGCCGTCAAAGATGACGCCGAAGCTTCCCTCGTAGCCTGCCTGCAGGACCACACGGGTGAATTCCGGTGTGGGCAGCATCTGCAGGATCCGAGCAGCCGTCTTGTCTGACAGGTTGTAGACCCGGATGTCGGCACTATTCGGTGTCTGCAGGTCACCGCGGCGCACCGCAAAGGCAATGCGCAACTCCGACAAATCCAGGGCGTCGCCGCTGTCACCACCCACCAGCAAGCTGACCTTGCGGCCGTACTGTGGAACGCTCATGGAGTCACCCAGTAGAGGATGGCGTCGATGCCGAGGTTGTCGAAGGTCGGTACGGCATCGGGATCCTGCGTGGTCTGCACGCGGAGCTCTCCGCCGAACCCCATGTGCGCATACTGGGCCAGCAAATCCACGCCCGTGACCAGCGGAATGCCCAAGATCATCGGAACGCTGTTCGCGTCCGCGATGTCCAGAATCCAGCCGCCCTCTTCAATGTCCTTGTAGGTGAAGGTCAGCCGGTAGTCCACGCCGCCCAAGGTGATCTTGAACGTCTGAGGTGTCGGGGACAGGGGGATGGTGAAGATCGTTGCCATCAGCGTCGCGCCTCATTGCCCCAAGTCGCCGGTGGCGCCGCCCCAACCGGCGAAGGTGTCGCGCCAGATTGCGGCTGCTTCACCCCAGCGTTCTCGGTTTCTGCCGTGCTGGCCGGGTTGGCTTGGTTCGCCTTCGGAGGCATCGTGCTGACCTGCGTGTCCACGATGATGATCTGCTTGCAGGTCGCCGTGACCATCAGAGCATTGCTGGTCCTGCTGTCTGTGGTGACCTGCAGGCCGAGCAGCAGCATGTCGTCGTACTGGCGCCGCGTCGTGGTGATGCTGAACGGCACCCGCGACTCCTGCAGCGCCAGCAGCTGCGAATACACCGAGTCGATGTAGTCAGCACTCGTCGGACTGCCCCCGGAGAACAGGGCCACGGCAGCGCCGACCAGGGCTTCCGTCGAGCTGCTGGACCATCCGCACTGCAACACCACCTCAGACGGACGCTTGAACGCATGGTCCGTGATGTCAGCACCGCGTTCGACTGGATGGTCCGTGGTTTGCAGGACATCGCTGTGAATCTCTTCCAGCGACGCCTGAATCTCGATGGTGTCGAGACTGCTGCTCGGTGCGATGGTCAAGAGTTCCACAATGGCCATATCAGCTCACCGCCGTTTGCATGTTGCGCGATAGGTTCTCATTCACCCTGCCCTGCTCGCCAGCCACTGCGCGGCCCGTGGCACCGGGATCTGATCCGCCTGAGACGTGGATGTCCGTCTTCTGCGAGATCTGCACGGTCGCACCTTGGGCGGAGCCTGTTGCAGTGCCAACCGGCGGTTGAGCACGGTTCATCGCCCGAGTGTTCTGCAACGCCCTGGCCATCTGCTCTGCCGAGATCGAGGCCTTGTTGTTGCCCGTCCCAGCGTAGAAGCTGCGCCCCGTTGCCGGGTCAGCCACGCTTGCCCATTCCCGCGCCACGGCAGCCACCGCCGCATTGAGGTTGTCGCTCTTGCCGCTGATGTAGTCCGCAATGGTTTTGCGCTTGTTGTTGACCAGGTAGTGCTCGAAGATCTGATCCTGCGTCGCGCGGTCGAACTTCTCCTGCCCGCTCAGTCCGAGGGACTTGACGGCATCGGCCAGCGTGCCCTTGATGATCTGGTAGCGGCCGGCTGCATTGAACTTCTGCTCTCGCTGGGCCTTCATGACCTCGGCCACGGTCATCTTTTCCAGGTCCTCGGTGCCCGACCGGTATCCACCAGCCTTGCCCCGGTTCACGCTGTTGTAGTCGCCCTCACCCCTGGCGATCAGCTTTCCGAAGGCCGAATCAGCCAATCCGCCTGACGTGCTGGTGGTCGCTGTAGACGGGGCAGCGCCCACACGCTGCTGAGCGTCTGCGGATAGCTTTACACCCTCGTGCTTGCCGATGCCAAGGAAGTTCAGCACCGACAGGCCTGCGTCACCGATAGCCCGCTGGATCGAACGTCCTGTCTCGGTCTTGCCCAACTCGTTGTTGGCGAGCGTGCCAAGACCGTAGCCTGCGGCAAGGGATGCGCCAGCGGCGCCAAGTTTCCCGAGCGTTGTCAGGAGTCCCGTCGCGGTCGCTCCGACACCAAGCATGTTGGCTCCGAGTGTCAGGAACGAGCCGGCCAGCGCCAACACCCCGGCCACCATCGCTCCGCCCGTGAGGATGTTCAAGACGGCGATCAAGGCGATAACCCTGGTACTCCAGCCGTCCGTAGCCTTGTCGAGCTCGATCAGCTTGTTGACCAGCCACATGATGGCTGGGCCGATCTTGTCCGCAAGCTCCAGGAACTTGACCAGGATGTCCGCAACGCGGTCGGCGATCATCGGACCATTCTTGGCGAACCACTGCGAGAAGTTCTCCAGACCGCCGCCCAGCCGCTTCACCAGCGCTTCGAACACCTTCAGCCCGAAAGCCTCCAGATAAGTGGTGAGCTCGCGCAGCTTCATCATGAACTCATGCGCATCCTTGGCAGCCTGATCGAAGCCTGAATCCTTGACGCGCGCCTGCTGATCGCGCAGCTCCTTGGCGAAGGCCGGGTTGCGCATCGCCAGCAGCATGTTCTCGCTGATGCCGAACATCTTCCCGTACTGCGCTGCCAGATAGGTGGGCATCTGGGCCAGCTTGGCGCCCAGGTCCGCCGTGATCTCCACTGTGTCGCGCAGGTTGCCGTTTGCATCCTTGGTCTGCACGCCGAGCGACTGCAGGAAGCCCTCACCGCCCGGGTTCTCGCGCAGGAAGCGGGCGAGCGACTGGACTGTCTGAAGAGCCTCCCCGCTCGCCACGCCGAAGTTCTGCGCCGACTTTTCGAGGGCTTTCAGGTTCGTAGCGCTGGCACCCACGCGCTGCGACGCGAAGTACAAGGCTTCGAGGTTCGATGCGAACGCGGCCACGCCGGCGCCAATGGTCAGTGCGGCCGCCTGGACGGTCGCCACCAGCTTGACCACGCTCTTGGTTGCCGTCTCGATGCCGTTGGTGAACTTCTTGTAGCCTGCCTCATCGACCTTGAAGCCCAGGCTCATCAAGTAGTCGCGCATCGTCTCAGTGGCCATTTTTCTTTTCCATCAACTTGCGCGCGAGTGCTTCGTTGTCCGCTTTCACGGTCAGCGAGTCGTTCATGAGCGCGATGTCGGCCAGATCGACGGACCCGTCCTTGAGGGCGGGGAAGAGGATCATCCCGGCGTGCACCGGGGCGAGCAGCCAGTCCTCGCCGCCCGGCAGCGTCAGCCAGTCTGCGTCGAGGTCATCGGCAATCCCTGCTGGCTGGTAAGGATGCCGCTGATAAAAGGGCCGAGATTTTCCTGAATGACGCGCAGCGTGAGCTGGATCATGTCGGGCAACTCCAGGTCATCGAACATGCAGACCTTGCCCTGCACGTCCCAGACGTTGGCCCAAGCCTTGCCGTTCTGGCGCTGCACCACGCTCAGACAGGTGCCGACGATGTACTCGCTGTCCTCGTCGCTCATGGCCGCGAGGCCGTCGGCGAAGGGGCCGAGCACGCTGGCAAAGCCGAGCATGTCTTGCTCCAGGCCACCGGCCTTCAGCTTGATGAACACCGGGATCAGCGGCGGGATGATCGGCGCCAGACGCCGCGACAGGTGGAACTGCCGCATGGCGTCGAGCTTGCCGGCGCGGTAGTTGTTGCCGCTCAGCTCGATCGAGATCATGCGTAGGTCCCCAGGATGGTGTCGATCTTCAGAGAGTCGAACACCCATTCGTTGACCTTGCCGTCCTTCGAGTAGCTGACGGTCGGCTTCTTCTTGAACGCGCAGTTGCGCGCCGTTGTCGAGTCACCGCTCTGGGTGTTGCGCACCTGGATCAGGTTCTGCCCATGCAGCGCGCTCGAAAGCGTCTGAGCGTTGTACATCGCCTGCAGCTTGGCATTCGTGGGAGAGGTCTGCAGCAGGCGCACGGTCACGGTGCCCGACTTGTCGGCGTGCAGCGAGTGCATGCCCTCGCCATCCGCTCCGATCATCATCGTGTTCTTGTCGCCGGCCATGTCGATGGTGATGCCCTCTTCCGCCGAAGCGGAGCCGTAGCCAAGGCTCACATTGCCCGTCGGCCCCACCAGGGTGGCCGTGACGTCTTGGAAGCTGTAAGTAGCCATTCGATACCCCTTAGCGGTTGACGTTGATGATCACGTCCGAGAAATGGATTGCACCGGCCAGCTTGATCGCCGACTGGATGACCGGAGCCTTGCGAGCCTCGCGGTCGGCCTGCGCCTGCGTGTCCACCGAGGGCGCGTAGCTGTAGTACCCCTTGGGCAACGTGTCGCCTTGGTTCAGCGCGCCGAAGCCCGCGGCGTTCCAGACACCCGGCGCGACCAGGCCATTCGTCACGGCCTGTGCGAGGCGGCTGTCCACAGTAGTCAGCAGCACATCTACGCCCGGGTCCGTCTGCGGAATCTTCGGCGCCGTGTACAGCGCGTTCCAGACTGCGGTTTGAACATCGTTCTGCAGCCAGTCAGTGCCGTGGACCTCGTCGAAGAAGTACCCGTTGGCCATCACGCCTTCCTGCACGATGGACGTGTTGTTGTTGTAGCGGACGAACACGTTGCAGTTCTTGGCCTTCAGAGCCGCGGCCTGGCTGACCGTCAGCGTTTCGGGCGCCACGCCCGGCTCCTGCTTGAACTTGATCGTCAGCGTAGTGTTCGAGCCCTGGAAATTGACCGTGAAGGCTCGGCCGAAGATCGAAGCCGCAGCGTAGGGGTTCGAGCTGCTGAACTGCACGAAGGTGCGCTTGTAGCCCAGCGTTTTCAGCTGGCTCGCAATGTCCGCGCTGCTGGTCTGGTCCAACGCCAGCGGGTTCTGCGTGGTATGCCCGTAGATCCGGGACACGCCCGCACCCTCGATGTAGCCGGCCACTGCCAGCACGTCGGCATCGGCGAGAACGCTCGACGCGGCGAAGTACAGGCCATACCAGTCGTTGGACATGTTGGCGAAGGCGGCCACCGCAGCAGCGGCCGCTTCGGCACTCGTGCCCTGGGCGGGCGACGAGGCCACACCAGCCACCAGGTCTAGCTGGCCGGAGATGTCCGTGCCCGAGCCGGTCGGCGTTGCGTAGGTGATCGACGAAGCGTTGACGCCACCGGACAGGGTTGCCCC